TACTCTTCGTCAGCGCCGGTTAGTTCTCGCACTTCCGCTGCCGTTTGCCAAGTGCCTGTGGTTTGGTCAAACAAACCACGGTGGAGTTCCACCGTAGCCGGGAGGGGGTAACCAATCTCTGGTGCAGGGTCTTTGAGAGCAGATTCAATAGACTGCTGTTGTGACATCTTGTAGGACTCCTAAGTATATTACGAGACGGCTTTAAGTGCGTTTAGTTCCGCAGAATCCCACGCTACCACAAAGCCTTCATGGTGAACCGTCATCTGTTGGATCACAATGCCGCTGTCACCAGCGTTCAGATCGCTGAGGCTGTAAGCACCTGGCCAGCAGTTAAACAGTTTGAAACCCCAGCGATTGTCACCAAGGTTTGTCGCAGGGTCAGGCGTTTGCGTACCCCCTTGAGGCGTAGCGTACACACCGCTTGACACGGGGTGGTCAAACACCTCAACAAAGATGTCGCAACGATAGTTGTTGTCTGCCGAAGTGCTTTTACCACTTGCCTGGTTCCAGGCGTGAAGAAACTGTTGCCACTTGTAAAGTTGTGATTGCTTCTCAAACACACCCCGAGAGAAGTTCACAGGGGCAAAGTCAGACTGGCCCACAAACTTATGTGGATGGGTGTTCATGCCACCTTCACGGTAGCCGACCATTTCGTTGTTTACGGTTAGACCTGACACCACAGCAAATCCGATAGAGCCAATACCAACAGTGTCTGTCGCTAGGGCACCAGCACCGGGGTTGATGGTTACTCGGAACTTAAAGTTGCGGATAGGGTCAGACTTTGCAGAGCGAGCCATAGGGGTATCTCCTTATTAGAGGCTTGAAACGGCGTTTGAACCGCCAGTCCACTGACTGACGTTAATGACGATGTACTCAGCGGGGTATTGAAGTGCTACGCCTACTTCTACGTTTACTATTCCCTGTGCAACTGATTCAGCGGTGTTATTGGTGGCATTGCAGATGACGTAGAAAGCCTGCTGAGTGTTTGCACCCTTGAGACCACCTTCACGCCAGAACTCACTAAGGATGGCGGCGCACTTCAGGGTTAGCCGGTTCCAGAGGTTTTCATCGTTGGGTTCAAACACCGCAAAGGCTGACACGTCCTTGAGCGTCTGCTTTACGTAGTTCAGTGACCGACGAATAGGGATGTATTTACCTGGAGTGGTCTTGTCTAGCGTGCGGGTGCCGTTGATGATGACACCGCCACCTGGAATTGACTTAAAGGTGTTGACCCCAAAGGAGTCATACATCGTTGCAGTTTCAGATGGCGTGAACGTGGTGGAGAGACCAAATGCGTTGCTAATGGTAAGCCCATAACCGGCTGGTGCTTTTGCGACCGTGCGGTTGACCTCTGACCGGATATAAGCACCAACAACTGCGCCACCTGGGTAGGTGTCCCGTACTGCGCCAACACCAGACTTGGTGGGGTCAGCCATCTTAAGCATTGGGTAGTACACCGCACCATAGGACGAGGTGGTCGCTGCTGTGTATGAACTTGCAATAGTGTTGATTGTCGCAGCCACTGAGTCAGGCGTCGGATCAATTACTACGAAGGAGTTACCCCGGTCTTTTGCCTTGTTGAGTAGGGCTGTCACGATTGCGCTGCTCTGACCACCAACGCCTGGGGCGTTGATTACTAGTGCGTTCTCTACCAAATCCAATCGGTTGATTGCGGTCGTGTAGGCCGCAGTATCTACGGCACCGCCATCAGTACCGCTTGACAAGGTGAAAGTGTTGTTGTTGAACGTCCAGCCAGTGGTAGGCGACTTGGCATTAGTAGTGGTAGTAACGTCGATGTACTTGCTGTAGTTGTTAATTACAACATCAAGGTAACGGTTACTGGTTGGGTCCGTCGATACTTCGTTCCAACGCTCTACCTCAACGCCGCTGATGTTCACGGTCAGGTTGAACGTGGGGATTTGAGTGGTGCTGCCAGCCACTATGCCGTTGCTAACTACAAGAGAAAGGGTGTTACCCCAGATACCGGGGCTTACCGCCCTGGCGGTGAATAGGGTGCCAGAGGTTGAGCCTCCAGTGGGGAAGTAAGAAACGCTTGCACCTGAGGTAGATGCGCTACCGGACAGTGCGCGCACGATGTAGGCATCACGACCGCCGTTAGCAAAGTAGTGGTACACGCTATAGCCCATTTCAAAGCTGGTGCTGATGTCACCGTAGAGGGCTTTATACCCAGCCCAAGAGTTGATGAGGGTGGCCTCTACTGGACCGCGTGGAGCGGGACCGATGAAGGCTGCAACAGACGTAGCATTGTCGGCTGCTGTTACGTTGCTGGTTAGTGGGCTTTCGGTTACATAAATGCCGGGGTTTTGGTAAGCGGGCATCAGAACTCCTCCGAGAATGTGGCGTATGGGACACGGATATCCGAATTGTTTGCGTTCTTAATAGTACCAATAACTGAGGCAGCACGTTTAACGTTAACGAGTTCGGACGTGGGTAACTCAGAGGTCATTTGAATTGTGTAAACTTTACGAAAGATACGCTTTCGATAACCAGCCTCCTGGTCAAGTACGTCAGCATTTGTCCACCCCAGCATGTCGAAGCGGCGTACCGTATCGTCCTCTGAAACGTAGATAGATCCACGGCGAAACGGTGCTACGTACTTGAGGATGCTGGCAGTTAACTGACGATCATGTAGGGCACTTCGTGCATACGTTGAGATCTGATAAGTCAAGTACACAGGCACAAACGACTCAGCGCTCAAGTATCCAAGACCGTCCCCATCATTAGCCTCCAGCCATGCACGGTCGTGCTCTGAGGGCCAGTAGTTCAAAGAAGTAACGGACTCTTCGGAACTTGATGGGTTGTAGTAGTAAGTCTGCTCAGAGTGTTGCAGGTTGCGTGCGTGTGATAGCCCTATGTTCTCAACGGTGATGAACGGGAACTCCTTCTCGGTTTCCCCCTCTGGGTACCGGAAGAACACTTTCACGGGACGACTCACCTTACGGTCATCACTTACGGTGATCCCAGTAAAGCGCTCTTTGACGGCGGCGTCTTCGGCAAGTAGGAACCCTGGGTTCATGACATGTACCGGTCCACGTCCGACTGGATTGTTGGCATTAATTGCAGCCATACGAAGGACAGCGGCGGGGGATTCGCTAAGGCTCCCAAACTCTTTTTCTACTGCTAGATCTTCATACCCCTCTTCGATGGCGAACGAAAGGGAGAAGTCGGGGTTAGCGGTTACCGTGATGTGATCAGCCAGTTCACCCCATGCGGATCGTGCACGTGACCGCACCTTCTGCTCGTACTCTTGAGCAGCGTCTGTGACCGCTCGCTGCAGGGCTTTCGTGTACCGAGTGCCATAGGACTCAAAGTAGTTAACGAGAGTGGGTGAGCCAGCGATGAAAGAACCTGAAGAACTTAACGATAAGTTATGAGTCCCCATGGACTCTCCTTAGGTTCTAGGCAGATGGTACTCATGACGCTCATCATGAATACCTCTATATTAGCCTATTAAAGGAAGCGTTGTTGGCCAAGGCGGGTTCTTGATACCAAGAGGCTCTGGGCCAGGATCATTAATTAACTCTTGATCAATGTAAATCTCTTGACCACTAACCAATACAAACACTTCATCACGAAGACGGCCCCGTGCTCGGTAGTTGAACACTGAGTAGAACCTACCGTCATACAGGAACAAATCGTTTAGGTGCTTACGATATTCGTAAGGGTTTGAGATACCTGCTTCAAACATTGCCCGATAAGGAATGAAGATATCTATGGTTTGCACCACTTGACGGCCTTCTGGGATGGCCCTCTTCTGGTCTTCGTTTTCAGCGGCCAGCAATACAGGAAGCACTACACCAGTGTTGTAACTACGACCACCGGTTGACTGGGTACCCTCGTCATACACATCGTCGTACAGGCTGCCTGCTGAGGCAGAGGCCGCAAGAGGTCTGAACTCAAACCACACGACGGTTTCCCCAACCGACTTGTGATGACCCATGAAGTGTTTATGGATTAGGTCCAGTTCACGACGAGTATCCACAACACCTCCTTAGAAGAACGCGTTAGGAGTAAGACCACCAGATCGGGGCATACCGTCGATGTATACATCGGTGCGAAGATCGTCTTCTTTTTGAGTGAGTTCGATCAGACCATCGTCAATTGGTGGGAACAACTGTTCCATTGGGCCGTAATCATTGAGTTCCTTGGCCTTGTAGAGGGGAACGAGGCGGTTAGTGGTGCGGCTGACCCTACGAAGGGTGAACACCTCCATACGTTCAAGCCCAATGTTGAGAGCCTTGGCCGCACGGCGATACTCTTCATCCCACTGCCCCAGAAGAGACTGCACCATACGAAAACGTTGAGATGCAGGAATGTGCACGGACTCAGATGTAATCACGTCGATATCACGGCT